AACCGGTTCATCCGTCGCAGAACTGGCGTCAACCCGCAAGGCACCGGACCGAATTATCACTACCGGACCGAAGACAAGTACTACGCAGACATCGAGCAAGCCCGCGACATGGATCGCAACGACGGGCTAGTCGGCACGCTAGTTGATCGCCGCGTCGACAACATCGTCCAAAGCGGTTTCGTTCAACATCCGGCAACTGGCGACAAAGGGCTAGACCTCGAGTTGTACAACCGTTGGGAATCGTTTTCAAATGACCCCGATCAGTGCGACGTAGCCGGCGAGCTGACCTGGAAAGAGATGGAGCGGCAAGCGTGCCGGTCGGAATCGATCGACGGCGACATCGTTGTACTTGGAACCGAGGATGGATCTTTTCAACTTGTCGAAGCCCATTCGATTAAGACCAAGAGCAAAATTGAAAACACCTTCCTCGGAATCACGACAGATCGATACGGCAAGCGGATTCAGTATCACATTCTCGAAGAGCTTAACGAGTTTGGATTGAAGGGCGAGTCGCGACCGGTTGACGTTCGCGATAGCGAAGGCTTGCGGCAAGTCTTTCACGTCTACAACCCAAAGCGGGTTAGGCAGAATCGAGGCGTTACGCAACTCGCGCCGGTGTTTGCATATTCGGGAATGCTTGAAGACATCAACTTTGCGAAGCTTGTCCAACAGCAGGTTGTTTCGTGCTTCGCGATCTTCCGCAAGATGGCCGCGGGCTCGCCTTCAATTCCTTCCGTCGATGGCATGTTCGGCGATGCTTCAACGCAACCGACCGGAAGCGGTGTTAGGCAACTCGAAGGCATCCAGCCCGGCATGATGATTGACGGCGTGCCCGGCGAAGAGTTGCAAGGATTTAGCCCAAGCGTGCCGAACGCGGAGTATTTCGACCAAGTCAAATTGATTTTGCAAATTATCGGTGTCAACTTCGGCCTGCCGCTGTGCTTGGTTTTGATGGATGGCAGCGAGACCAACTTCAGCGGTTGGCGTGGTGCCGTAGACGAAGCCCGCAAAGGCTTTATCGCCGATCAGTTGAACTTAGTTCGGCGGCTTCACTCGCCTGCTTGGCGGTGGTGGGTATCGCGTTTGCTTGAAAACGAGCCCGCGATGCGAAAAGCATCGAAGCGTCCGGGCGTTGACATCTTCGGCCACGTCTGGAACTTGCCGACGTGGTCTTATATTGAGCCGGTGGCCGACGCAGAGGGCGACGCAACGCAACTTCGTAACGCTCTAACGAGCCCGCGAAGGATGCACGCGGCCCGTGGCAAGGACTGGGAGACGATCGCGGAAGAGATCATCGACGATAACGTCTATGCGATCGAGCGAGCTAACAAAGCGGCGGCAAAGATTAACGCGAGCAACCCGCTGGCACCGGTGACGTGGCGAGACCTTATACCGCTTGCGATGCCAGCCGGAACTACGATGGCGATGCAGGACCCGAACGCCGTTGCGGTGCAGGAGGCAGCGGCCGGAAGCGAGGCCGAAGCGGCTACGCCGACCGGCGAGTTCGCTGGGATTACTCGCCAGCAATGGAACCGCAACCGGAAAGCCATCAAGGACGTGCTGGACGAGATGATTGCAGGCACGACAAGCGAAGCGGCGGCTCGTGTTTTTCTTGGCGGAATCGGACTATCGCCGGCATCGATAGACGCATTGATCGCGGATGCAAAGGACGGAACGGTTGAAACGCCGGAGGTGATCGAAGGTGTCTAAGGTTATCAAGATTGATGGGCTGATCGGGACTAAGCCAAACGAGATTTCGGCGTCCTACATTACGTCGCAACTGCCGGAAAACGGCACCGAGCCGATCGAAATTGAGATTCACTCGGAAGGCGGTAGCGTGATTGAAGGCTTCGCGGCCTATGACGCAATCGCGGCCTATCAGGGACCAAAAAAGGTTTCGGTCAAGTCGTCTGCGTTTTCAATTGCTTCGTTCATCGCGATGGCTGGGGATGAAATCGAGATCACGCCAAACGGCTACTTGATGATTCATCGGCCTTACCTTGGCACGGAAGGCGACGACGAAGAGTTAGCGAACGAAGCCGAATTGCTTCGCGACATGCGTCAAAAAATGACCGCGGCCTATGCAAAGAAAAGTGGGCTAAGCGAAGAGGCAATTGGCGAAATGATGAAGCGAGACACGTACTTAAACGCCGAAAAGGCGTTGTCGCTTGGCTTCGTCAATCGGATCACTGACAAACCAATTTCGGGTCGACCGCTGGCCCGTATGGAATCGATGCCGCACGGTGTTGTTTTGGCGTTATGTAGCGCCAAGCCAAGCGGCGAAGAACCGAGCAAGACTAAGGAGAAATCTATGTCCGATGCTCAACCAGTCGCCGCAACTCTCGAAGAAATCGAAGCGGCTTATCCGAAGGCCAAGCCGGATTTTGTCTTGGCTTGCCTCAAGAAGCGAATGCCGATGGCCAGCGTGGCAACGGCAGCCGTCGAAGAAATGATGCGGGAAAACGCGGAGCTAAAGGCTCAAATCGCAGCGATGCAGGAAGAGATGGGCAAGGCGAAATCCGTCGAACATGACGACATGGAGACGGAAGAAAAAGAGGAAATGCAAGAGATGGCACAAGCCAAGGCGAAGGGCGTCAAGCCGATTGCCAAAGCTAAGTCAACCGAAGGCATTTCCGCCCGTGCCCGATGGGACGAGGCAGTCGCTTCGGCTTTGGGCAAATGTCGCAACGATCGCCGAAAGGCGGTGGCACTTGCCCGACGCGAAAACCCTGGACTCGCCGAAGCTCTAGTCGCCGAAGCCAACGTCCGCTGATTACACCACAAGCCAAAAAAGGAACTGAAACATGAGTCAGTATGTTGACGGAAACCTGAAAGGGTTTATCGCAGACGAAGCGATCGCACAGCACCTTCGGGTAAAGCTTGACAGTGACGGCCGCGTCACCGTCGCCGGATTGACCGACCGCGACATCGGCACGGCAGAGACGGCCGCCTATGCCGCCGGTGATCCGATTACCGTTCGGCTTCGAACGGCAGCGGGAACCGCGAAGATGGTTTCGATTGAAGCCGTGACCGTTGGGTCACTGGTTTACACCGAGGCCAACGGCAAGGTTCAAGACACCGCGGCATCGACGGCTTTCCTCATCGGCACGGCAATGGAGAGTGCAAGCGGTGACGGATCGGTTATCGAAGTGCTTCGGTACAACCACGGCGATACCGCTGCCACCTGATCGGCTTTTCACACAACACTAAGGAGAATTGAAACATGGCATCACCTATCACCAGTCTGGCAACCCTTCGGCCTGACCTCGCGTCTTACTTTGAGTATGACCTGGAGGCCGACCGTTCGGGCTACGTCGCGGCGCGAGTGCTTCCGGTTATGGAAGTGCGGAGCGCCGCTGGCAACTTCGGGAAGGTCAAGCTCGAAGACCTGTTGCAAAAGCGGGACACCTTGCGGACGCCCGGCAGCAACTACAACCGCGGAAACTTCCAATTCGACGACGCGGTCTACGCGACGCGCGAACAGGGGGCCGAAGAGGTCGTGGACGACAACGAAGCCCAAATGTACGCAGACTATTTCGACCTTGAACAGGTCTGCACCGCCAGGGCTTATTCCGCCGTTCTTCGAAGTGCCGAGCAGCGGGTCGCAAGTGCGATCTTCAACACGACGACCTGGACCGGATCCAGCCTAACGACCGCGATCACCAACGAGTGGGATACCAACCACACGACGACCGCGGTTCCGATCAGCGACGTTGAGGCCGCGGTAAACAAAGTCTATGACGCTTCGGGCTTGTGGCCCAATGCGTTGATTATCAACCGCAAGGTTTTCCGCAACCTTCGAAACCTCGATCAGATCATCGAGCGAATCGAAAGTGCCGGGGCTGGCAACGCGAGCAAGCCTAGCGATATCACCGCTGAGATGCTGGCGAGGGTGTTCGATCTAGACTTCGTGATCATCGCCGGATCGTCGAAGAATGGAGCGGACGAAGGGCTGACCGCGACGCCCGAGCAAATCTGGTCTAGCGAGTACGCGATGGTTTGCAAAGTCGCGACGGGCAACGACATGCGAGAGCCTTGCATTGGTCGCACTTTCCATTGGTCCGCAGATGGATCGTCCATCGGCGGCACGGTCGAGAGCTACCGCGAAGAAGGCGTCCGCGGCAACGTGATCCGAGTTCGGCACCAAGTCGCCGAAGTCGTGTTGCACGCCGAAGCGGGCCACCTCCTTAGCAACGTGACCACGCTCTAAGGTTTGAAATGGCAACGGTTTTCGATTCTCACTTCGCCTTAGTGGGGTTCCCCGTATTGCTTGAGCAGTTCGGGGAGTCGATTACCTATTTGCCACGCAGCGGGGGGGCGAGGCCGATCACCGCCATCATCGACCGCGACCCTCCCGCCGTTTTGGACGTCTCCGGAAATAGCCTTTTTCCGTTAGCAAACATTCGGGTTTACAACTCTTGCCGGTCAGGCATTTCATCGAAAGAACTCGACAGCGGCAAAGACGAAATCGAGATGCTAATCAGGATCGGTGACACGATACCGAAGCGGGTTAGCATCATGCAGATGACCGCACAAGACAGCGGCGTAACGGCTTTTTCGGTGGTGTAATGAGCGAACCAATAGTCGAGCAGATCATGACGAACGTTAGGACGCGGCTAGCGGCCTACACGTCGGCGTATCGCTCGCCAAAAATCGCATCATGGCAACCAAAGGACTTAACGATCGCGATCTACCAAGGCGACATCACACGCAACGAGGAAATGAGTTGTCCCGGCAACCCACCGGCACAGGCTTGGGACCTATTGGCAATCGTGGCCGGGATAGTAAAGCCAAGCGACGACGACACGACACCAGTCGATCGATACAAGAATCGGTTTTGGGCAGAGATCGTCAAAGCAGCAACTAACGCAAATCAGTGGCACACCTGGGGCGGGCTGGCCTATGACACCGTAATCGGCGACGTGAGGGACTACACCAGCGACGACGGGTCAGCATCGGGCATATCGGTCGAGATGCTTATCAGATTTCGAACGGACGAAGACGACCCATATGTCGGGAGGGCGTGAAGATGATCGCCTTGTCAATTACCGCAAAAAAAGAAAAACAGCTTTCCAAATTATTGAAAGACAACGGCAAAAAGGTCCGTCAGCAAATTGCGATTGCGGTCAACGCGACGACAAAAAAAACAGTATCGACATGGGCGAAGTCGGTCGGCAATGAAATTGCGACCGCACAAAAAAATATCAAGGCAACCATCGAGATTAGCAAGAAAGCGTCGGCAAGCCAAGGCAAATCGCCAACGGCAGTAGTAACGCAGAAAGAGACCGACAGAATATCGCTTCGCGATTTTAAGGGTCGGCAGGGTGCGACCGGCGTAAGTTACAGAATTAAAAAAAGCGGCGGACGCGGCTTTGTTCAAAGTGCTTTTCAGGGACCGAAGCCAGGAAAGGTAAACCCAAAATGGAAGGGGCGAGTCTTTAAGCGAGTCGGTAAAGCACGAACCCCGATTGTTCAGCTTTTTGGGCCGAGCCCGTGGGGCGTGACAACTAAAAAGAAATTGAAAAAGCCGATAACCAAAGAAACAAAAGCCGAGTTGGTAAAGCAAATCGAGCGGCGTATCCGGTTCCTAAAACTCAAGCAAAGCGGAGCAATATAAATGCCAATGATCAAACGCCGTCGCGTTCTGGCTGCGAAAATCGAATCGACAATCGGAACTGCCGAGACGCTTGCCGCTGCGGATGCCGCGTTCAATATTTACGAACCGATGATCCAATGCACGGTCGAGATGGAGCAACGACAGGGTCAAGGCGGCTTCGGCATGTTGCCATCGGTAGCCGGAGGGCGTATCGGAGTTGCGACCTTTCGCACTTACCTAGAGTGGGACGGCACGGCAACCGAGCCCTCTTGGGCCGATACGTTTTTTCCGGCTTGCGGTTGGGTAAAGACGGGTCAGGTATACACGCCACGAACCGAGGCACCAGGATCTAACGTCAAAACGTTGACGATCGGCCTCTACCAACACGACGGATCGAGCGGCACGGTGTTCAAGTCGATTGCCGGTGCGATGGGATCTTTCGTCGTCAACTTGCCGACTGGACGGCCCGGTTTTATCGACTGGACATTCACCGGAGTTTGGCAGGAACCAACGAACGAAACTTTAATCACACCGACCTACCCGACGGCTTTGCCGCTTCGATTTGCGGGCGGGCTGGCGGAATGGAACGACGTCAACCTGTGCATCGAGTCGGCGACGATCAACAGCGGTAACGAGGTAATCATGCGAGAGTGTCCGACTACGGTCGCGGGCTACATTTCTGCATTTATCACCAATCGAGTGCCGACGATCAGCATCAATCCGGAGGCGGCGACGATTGCCGCACAGAACCGTTGGTCAGCATGGCTTGCAAGCACCGAGCAGGCCTTGGAACTAGACGTCGACGGGCCAAGCAATTCGGTTCTAAGCTTCGATGCACCAAAAGCCCAAATCATCAACAACCAAGAGGCCGATCGAAACGGCATGGTGACAGACGACATTGAGTTTCAGTGCAACAAAAACGGCGGAACTCACGACCAAGAACTATCAATAACCTTTACAGCGTCAACGTAATGCCCAGCAGATTAAAAGCAGGCGGGACATTCCCGTACATTCTCGAAGCGGATCGCGGAGACGGATCAGATCCGCAGTTTTCCATTCAGGTGCTTAGTGCATTTGATGACGGGGAAATTGCGTCAATCCGAGCCGAGTACATCGCGGCAACCGGGCAGCCGGCGAAGCGGGCAGAGCTTTTGTCGCGAGCCTTGTCGATTTCCGTTAGCGGCTGCCACATAGCGGGCTGGTCGGTCGACTCGCTCACGAAAAACCTAACGTCGCTGGAATCCTGGGAACTGATCAACGCAGCAACAGAGGGGGCGTCGTTGACGGCAGAGCAGAGAAAAAAGTACGTGTTGCCGTCGCGATCCGAAACGGATTGCTCTGCCGAAGCTGCCGATCGGGAAACTGTTTCGAGCAAATAAGCGAAACGGAATACGTCGAATTAGAGTGCCCGTGCTGTGGTGGCGTTGGGTGCAAGGAATGCGAAGGCGGCAACTTTAGGCTAACTACTTGCGGTCATAAGTACGTGGGCGGCGAAATTATTAAAGCAATCAACCTAGCGTCTCTGGCAGATCGACACTTGCCGTCGGCTGGCGGATTGCTTGATCAGTCGGCGTGGTTCTTAGACTTGCTGACCATGTTTCAAGGCGAGCAGAACCGCATCGACGCGGAGCGTATAGAGAGGGCAAGCCGTGGCCGGTGACATCGACATCGTAGTTGGAGCGCAAGACAAGGCCTCAGCGGT